GTTCATAACTGAATTCATTACGCCGGCAGCTGTGGAAAAGCTGTTAGCAAAAGAGCAAAAGGTAATGCTTGAGGATTTAACCGTAAAGGAATCCTCGGGTGTCACCATTGCGAGGGACGCAAGCCTGCGTCAATAATCAACGCCCCGCAAGGGGAATCATCAACTCTTGAAAGCAAAACGCGAAATGCTAAATCTGTCATCTGGTGGCGGCAACGCCAACTATCTGCGCTTCTCCCCCCAAGCGAATGCGTGGACCAACTCTAACAACGAAGAAGTGCAACTGAAGAAAGTCGTCTTTGACTTTGACAACGTAACGACCGGCTGGCTCTTGCTTGGCACCGGCGTGCGTGACTGGCAACCTGATGCAGCCATTGGCCGCAAAGGTGCGCAGCCTAGCCCTGACCACAAGCGCGGTTTCGAGGTGACGTTCTACAACAAAGAGATCGGCACCGCGTCGTGGAGTTCGAACGGCGTCGGTCCCAATATGGGACTCGAGGCTCTGTACACCCAATGCGCAGCCCAGCGCGCAGGCAACGAGGGCAAGCTGCCCGTCGTCGAGTACAAGGGATCGCGCCTTGAGAAGATCGGACGCGGCACCACGCGCATCCCTCAGTTTGAGATCGTCAACTGGATCGCACGCCCGGATGGCATGGGCGCACCGGCGGCGGTTGTCGATGAGGAGGAATATGTTGCAGCGCCGGCACCGGCACCTGTGGCAGCTCGCGCACCGGCGAAAGCCGCGGCGCCAGCGGAAGATGAGATGTTCTAACCATAAGTAGAAGAAACGCCGGGGCCAGCAGGTCCCGGTTTTTTTGACTCTGAAAAACTGAGACTGGATTAAATGAATGAGCTGGCTCTTTTCGCAGGCGCTGGTGGCGGAATACTTGGGGGACATTTGCTCGGATGGCGAACCGTCTGCGCAGTCGAATGGGAGCCATACGCAGCTTGCGTACTTGCCGCCCGACAAAACGACGGACCTCTCCCGCCTTTCCCGATTTGGGATGACGTTCAAACCTTTGACGGCAGACCGTGGCGAGGAATTGTTGACGTCGTATCTGGCGGCTTTCCCTGCCAGGACATCAGCGTCGCAGGCCGTGGCGCAGGACTTGACGGAGAGCGCTCAGGGATGTGGCGACATATGGCGCGGGTGGTTAGCGAAGTACGACCCAGCTACGTCTTCGTGGAAAACAGCCCAATGCTCGTTCATCGAGGACTTGAACGAGTCATCGGTGACCTTTCCGCGCTCGGGTATGACACGCGATGGTCTGTTATGGGAGCTGCCGATGTTGGAGCGCCACATCAACGAGACAGGATCTGGATCGTGGCCAACACCACAAGCCAGCGACAACAGGCCGAGAGCAACTGCAAACAGCACAGCACGAAGAATAAAGCTAGGCAAGCAAGTGAGCTTGGAGGCGGCGGTCAAGTTTTGGCCGACGCCAACAGCGCACAACGCGAAGGAGGGCGGATTCCCGTCGGAGCACAACCGCAATACGCCGACTCTGAGCGCTCAAGCTGGTGGAAGTTTGAACCCGACGTGGGTCGAGTGGCTCATGGGGTGGCCGCTCGGGTGGACAGACTTAAAGCCATTGGAAACGGACAAGTCCCACTGTGCGCAGCAACAGCATGGAACTACTTAAACAGTAAAAAGTAAAGGCACAAATGCAAGCCGAAGAAATAGCCAAGGCTTTAGGCAACGCCAAGAAGGTAAACGGCAATTGGGTGGCAAGCTGCCCAGTTCCAGGACACGGCAGAGGTAACGGAGACAAGAACCCCAGCCTATCCATTAGCGAGACATTAGACGGCAAAACACTTTTCCACTGTCACGGTGGCTGCGATCAGGGGACGGTGTTCTCCGTGATCCGTGAGCGAGGATTGCTTCCAGAACTAGAGGCCAGACCCGAGCCGCTGGCTCTCATCAAGCCGGTGGCTGTCACGAGACAGCTCGAGCAGGAGTGGAACTACACCGACGAGGAGGGCGTGACGCTGTATATCAAACAGCGTTACAAGACCACCGACGCCAAGGGTAAGGACTACAAGCTGATCAAGGTCGACGAGGCAGGCCGTCGGCACGCAACGCTGGGCGATGCCCGGATCGTGCCGTACAAGCTGCCCGAGCTGCGCGATGCGATCAGCAAAGGCCGCTACGTCTACCTCACCGAAGGCGAGAAGGCAGCTGACGCTGTGATCTCGCTGGGGTCGGTGGCCACAACCAGCCATGCGGGTAGCGGAACCTGGCCCGACGCCATAACCGAATACTTTGCCGGCGCGAACGTGGTGATCCTTCCCGATAACGACGCGCCAGGCTGGAAATACGCCAAGAAGGCGGCGGCCAAGATCCTGCCCGTCGCCAAGAGCGTGCGAGTCATCGACCTGGGCGGCGAGGCGCTGGGCGATGACGCCTTCGAGTGGATCTACAGCCAAGGCAAGACGCGCACGGATCTCGCGGATCTGGTCAAGGGGCAGGCGCCCATTACCAGCGAGCAAGAGGTCCATGCGCCAGAGCGGCTTAAGGAGAAGCCGGCAACCGAGGCGCCGCCACCAGCTGAAACGATTCCCGCAACGATTCCAGACGCACCCAAAGAGCAGCCCAAACGCACCCTCAAGCTCGAGTCCTGGGACGACATCAAGGACGAGCCGGTGGAGTGGCTCATCCATAAGGTGCTGCCCAAAAAAGGCTTTGCCGCGCTCTATGGCCCGCCAGGTAGTTTCAAGTCGTTCATTGCTCTGGACCTGGCAGCGGCCATCGCGCGCGCGCAGCCTTGGATGGGGCAGGACTCGAGCCCAAGTGATAACGGGGCAATCATCTACATCGCGGGCGAGGGTCATGGGGGCATTGGCGCACGGATCAAAGCCTGCCGTATCCATCACGGAATCGACAACGGGGCGCCGATCTATGTCCTGCGCCATCAGGTGAACCTGCGCTCGAGCGCCGATGACATCAATACCTTGATGCTCTCCATTGCGCAGCTGCAGGAGGACCGCGGCTTTGTGATCGACCTGATCGTCATCGACACGCTGGCCCGGGCCTTCGGCGGGGGCAACGAGAACAGCAGTGAGGACATGGGAGCGTTCATCACCAGCTGCGGCCACTTGCAGCAGGTCTTTGCGGCCGCTTTGCTCGTGATCCACCACAGCGGTAAGGACCAGGCCAAAGGGCTGCGCGGCCATTCGTCGCTGCTCGGGGCCGTGGATACGGAGCTGGAGCTACTGAGATTTGACGATCAGCCGCGGGGCGTGGTCACCATCAGCAAGCAAAAGGACGGCGAGGATGGCGTCCGTTATGGGTTTGAGATGGTGGAGATTGACATCGACGAGCCTGGCGAGAACGGCTTAGGACTTGATGAGCCGCGCAAATCGTTGGCCGTGAATCCCTCAGACGGTGATGCGCTGGCGCGCTCAGAGGAGGCCAAGAAAGTAGGACTTAATCGCTCAGGCAAGGGCAAGAAACAGCAGATTGCGGTGCAGGCTTTAAGGGACGTAATTAACGCTAAAGGTACACATTGGAAGGTGTCGGTCGGCGTCCGTAAGTGCGCGAAGGTGGACCAATGGAGGGATGAATTTGCGAAAAAGATGGGCAGTGACGAGGCTGGAAGCGATGCTTTTAGAGCAGCCTGGAGGCGCGTAAGGAGCGATTCTGGACGTCCGTCTGACGTAAAAATTGAGGGAGATTGGGCTTGGATTGAGCAATTTGAGGAAAAGACAGATGAATACTTTAGACCTGGACGAATGGTCGAATCGTGTGACGAATCGTGACGATTCGTCCACCCCCAGAAGAGCGGTCAAACGCGTGACGAATCGTAGCAAGGGTATATCTTGCTACGATTCGACCGCCCGATCTCACGATTCGTCACGCTACGTCAGTGGAGACTAACTTAATGAAGAAAAAACAAAGCAGAAAACCGGGGCAAATTCCGACGCCAGTCGAGGTCCAATTTCCCGAGTCTGAGTTCTCGAGGTTCTTTAAAGCGCGGATGGTGGAGCTGGACCGCGTCAAGCGTGAGCACGAGGACAAATGGGGCGTGAACAGAGTTATTGCTTTGGTTGACGTAGAGTTTCGTATCAAAGTTTGGAAGCAGGCCGAGCGGGTCTGGGAGGCGGCAGGGACTGAGGATTTCAACCGGCTGGCCGCGGCGTGCGATGGAATGATTCGCGCATACCGGGCGATGGACAAGTGGGCCGTTGACGAAGGCATTGCGCCCGCGGGTGGAGTTAAGGCGATTGAATGGGAGATGGACGACGGGGCCGTGATGGCCGTGGTGCAAACCGAGGCCGACGCGGCGGCGTATCAGCGCACAAGGCCGGACGTCGGTAACCGTCATATCTGGTCGATGCAGGAGCTGGTGACGATGCTGGAAAGCGGTCTGGGTAACGACATCGCTAGGCTCAAGGCGACGCTTGGGATGCCGGCGACCGTCGTCAAGGTCGAGGCCAATGGCTCGGGGTTCGACGACTTCGAGAACGACTTGGACCTGAAAAAGCCGAGCGCGACGCCTAAAATGTTCCCGACCGACATGAAGCCGCTGCAGAAGATGCGTTAGGCGCGTTTAACGGGCGTATAGGGCGATTTATGTGGCTAGTGGTGTGTGGGGTGCATCGAATGAAGAAAACTGACTGGAGAGCGTTTTAATGGCTGGCACGCCGAAGAAGAAGTCCGACCTCGAGTTGCTGAACAAGATCGGCGAGGACACGATCGTCGCGATGTTTGAGGATGGGAAGTCCATCGCGGATATCTGCATCGCACTCGGAATCGGCAAGCGCGCCCTGGACGTCTTCATCGACGAAAATGATCTGTCCCCTAAAATAACGCGCGCGCGTGCGCACGCAGCGGATTTGATGGCCGTTGAGACCGTCCAGATAGCCGACCAGCTGTCTCT